ACCTGCTTGGGATATTTGTACTCTTTTAATTGCCGACACAATACCTGCTCTGTCTAATTGAGCAGGGTGTGTTGCTGTTGTTAGGCGAACTTTTAGATACATTTGCGAAAAGTTGTAGTATTGACCAGATAGATTTCCAGGAAGATCTACATTAATTGTTTGACCTGGAGAGAAAGATTGAGAATTGCTTGGACTAATTTTAGTTCTGAACGAGCGAGAACTTACCGCGCGTTGTTTCATTTTTGGGTATGCAAGAGATTCACTAAATACTTCTGCCGACATATTATAAATTATAAATATATAATATGCTAAATCCATTCTCAATATTCAACGAGATACTTTTTCTAATACAGACGAACCAGCACTTGCTAAAACTGCACCTGCTTGAATACCGGCAGCTAATTCTGCACCACCACTCAAAGCTGCTAATGAGACTGCTATTGGAGCGATTTCTTGAATGTGCTTTTGACCGAACTTGCCTACAGAGTTAACTCCATGCTTAACGCCTAAAGAATATTTGTGTAGTTTTTTTTGACCGAACTTCATTATATAATAAACCAAGATTTAACCTAAACCTTGTTCTTCTTTTGGTTGTTCTTCAGGTAGTTCTTTTGATAATAATTTTAAAGTATGATTAATTGAACCTTCTTCTAAATCTTTTAGTTCTTCAGGATAATAATAATCAAAGCGAAGTGTTAATTGGAAATCTAATCCTCCCAAGTCTAATTCATTATTATTAGCATCTTGTATTGATAAATTAAAATTACTAATCCTTTTTTTTGGAATGATAAATCTTATTGATTCGGTTGGTCTATAATAGATGATACTTCCTCTTGGTGAATTGACTGGAATACGGACTAATGTATTATCACTATTTCCTAAAGAGTTTAAATTATTTAACGCTATATCTTGAAACTTTATAAATATATGTGTTGTTGGTAGAAAATTAACTATGGACGGCATTCTTATAGTCCATTGTGGGTCTGATGATGCGTTTATAGGAAATATAAAGTTTCTATCATTATCTTTATTCAACCCTATAACATCACATGGATTAGTTATTGTCTCTATATTAGTTTCAACGACATCTATAGAATAAAGAACAAACTTATTATTATCTCGTTCAATCCTTAAAACTTGATTTGCTGTAAAATTAATAGTTCTTACAATATCACTATCAGTTATTAATGAACCTTGTTGAACGTTATTTAAACTCAACTTGATGCCCCCTGTTCCAGCAGCGAGACCGATACGTATTGTTAATTTACCAGCATAATTAGGCAACGGATAACTCGTTTGAGCGGTTGGTAAAGATGGGTTGTCTAATATTGGATATTGTATTTGATTACGACCAGTAGTATTAGTAACAAGATTGTTATTTCCTAAATTATTAGCATTACAAAAAGCATCAAATAGTGCTGTTGTGGTTAATCCACCAAAATCCAAATCTTTATGTAGTCGTTCTTGGTTTGTTATAAAAAAATATTCAGATCCAGAAAAATTAAACTTATATTGTGTCTTATCATATTCTAATGATATGGTATCTGTAATCGTTGGATTTTGAGAAGCAAAATTAGCATTAAAATAATCTCTAAATGTATAAGCACTATAATAGTTCGGTGGGAAAATTACATAAGGGTATTGGTCGGTTGGTTCGTCAGAGTAAATTGTAATAGATAATATTATTAATTGCGCGTTGTCTTTTTCTTGTAGTTGTAAGAGTTGGTTGTTAGTAAAAGACGCGTTCATGGTTCCTTCAGTATTAGGTGCTAATGACTTCTTAATGGTACCACCTACTAAACCTTCTACTAATCCCGAGGAACTATTATTTTTAAACCTTACTTGGACGTATCCGTTATAATTTGGTAAGTATCTTCTTATATAACCAGTCCCAGTTCCATTTTTACTTACTGGTTTATATGATGATCCATTTATTACTACTGTTGTATGTGCTGTATCAACAGTCCAAAAATCAAAATTGTTATTTGTTAAAAAAGTAGTATAGGCACTAAAGGAGGCAAGACCAGCACCAGCAAAATCAATCACATTAAAATTAAGATTTCTAATTTTAAATTGCAATCTGTTATTATTAGCAGTAATATTATTAAATGTATTTGGAATCTCGAAATCTTGAACGGAGACAACAAAATTAGTATTAAGAGGACACCTTAAACTTGAGTCTAAATTAAATGTATATTTATCGTCTTGTTTTTTACTATTGTTTGTATTTAAAAAAACACTATTACTTTGAAATGGTGTATTCTGTATATAAGACATTATATATATATGAGGATATAAATATATAATTAAATCTATTTATTGAAAACCAGTTCGTGGCTGATAAATATAAGAACCATAATTTACTTTCATAGGACCAAGTGCTAGTGTAGGTTCTTTTTTAACAAAACCAGTTTCACCATATCTAATAGTGTGGGTTGTTATAGGCTTTCCTTGATTACCGAACGATTCATGTTTTAGAAATACTTCTTTATCACGAGGTCTGTAATATTTATCATCAATATCAATAAACTTGCCAGCAGGTATGAACTTGCTTTGTACTGGGGCTTGCAACGCAGGTGTAGGGTGCAAACTCATTATATAATATCTAAATATTTAAATCAAATATATTTATCATATTCATTAATATATATAATGCCAGATGTTGATAATATGGCTAAATTGTCTCAAATACATTACAATATTGATTCTAAAAAAGCAAAGAAAAAAATTACTAAAAAAGCAGATAAGTTGGGATACGATGTTGTCTCTTTTAATCGTGGTGTAATACATTATAAGAATAGAGCTGATGATGGATTCAACGTAATCAATATCAAAGGGACTGATATAACTAATTTCAAAGATTTAATAAGTGATGCTAAACTTGGTCTTGGATTATCAAGTAAAGATAAACAATTCAAAGATAGACGTAATGAGATCAAAAGAATATATCGTGATACACAAGGTCAAGATAATTATTTAACAGGCCATAGTTTGGGTGGGTCAATCGGTTTAAGTAGTATGGTTAAATCTAAATCAATAAGAGATAATACTAAACAAGCATATCTTTATAATACTGGATATACTAAATTATTTCATGATGAATTAAATAAGGGTTTATCTAAAAATGATAAAAAGGAACTAAAAGATAAAATAACTCATTACCATACTAAAGGAGATGTTGTCTCTAATCATTTAACAAATGAAAGGATAGGAGATTTAAAAGTTGTAAAACCATCTAAAGGTTCAGACCTTTTACAAAAACATTCCCTAACTAATTTCACAGGTGAGGATGACCCAGAAGTTGAAACCAATATATAAAAGGATATAAAGAAATATAATATGATATAATAGGAATGGCTCCAAAAACGATAGATTATTCAAATACAATTATCTATAAATTAGAACATGAAGATGATAAAACATTATTTTATGTTGGTTCAACTACAGATTTTATTAGGAGGAAAGCCTCTCATAAATCTCGATGTAATAATCCTAATGGTAAAGTATATAATTGTAAAGTTTATAAAATGATTAGAGACAACGGCGGTTGGGAATGTTTCAAAATGGTTGAACTAAAAAAGTTTCCTTGTAATGATGCAAACGAGGCATATGCTGAAGAAGAACGCTTTAGGGAATCGCTAAAACCAAGTATGAACTCAATTAAAGCATATACTGAATTGACTCAACAAGAACGAAACAAGCAATGGTATATTGATAATATTGATTATAAAAAACAACAAAATAAAGAATGGCGTGCTAATAATACAGATTATAATAAAAATTATCGTGCTAATAATCGTGATAAGATTAGAGAACGAAGATCACAAAAAATAACTTGTGATTGTGGTGCTATTGTTTGTAAAGAAGGTTTATCAAAACATCTAGATACAGGAAAGCATTTTCGTTGGAAACAAAATAATAATATTCAGTAAATATATATGTATGAACTTACAACAGATGAGAAATGGTTAATATTTAACATAGTTGAAGATATAAAATATATATTTACTATATATAATGAAAGAACTGATTGCTTTTAAACCTTCTACTCGTGAAGGGAAAAAATATATGATGGTATTAAATATTGATGGAAAAGGTAAAACTTTGCACTTCGGTTCTGCTGGTTCAAAAACTTATTTGGATCACGGTGATAAAGATAAACGAGAAAATTATTTAAAACGCCATAGAGTTAATGAAAACTGGGACGAAATCAATCCAGCGAGTGCATCGAGATTTATACTATGGAACCATAAGACTTTAGAGAAATCATTAAAATCATTTTTAAATAAATTTAATATAAAAGATATTAGGTAATATATAGTATGTTGGATATTACAAAAATCATGGAATATCTAAAAGAAACTAATGAAGAAGCATATAATGAAATGATAAAACTAAAATATATCAAGAAAGTATAAATGACTACTTTTAAAGAAAAGTTCAATATCAAATATGGTTTTGATAAAGATGAATCCCACAGCATATCACAAATATCAAAAATTACTGGTATTAAAAAAAGTATATTACAAGAAGCGTATAATCGTGGAGTAGGAGCGTGGAAATCTAATCCTACAAGTGTTAGAAGCAGAGAAGGTAAAAAGCGTGAAGGTGGATATCCAGCATCACAGAGAATGACTAAAGAACAATGGGCGATGTCCCGCACCTATGGACTGGTAATGAATAATAGAAAACAGACTGGTAAAGGCAAACCTGATAGAGATTTAAGAGAAATGATTAAAAATGAATATAGTATTATATATAAAGGAATACTAAAAAATATTAAAAATGGTCGTTCTTAATGTCAGTCAATTCTCTTGATAATTGTGGTGGTGGAAGTAATGATAATTCATACACAGCAATAATATATGTATATTGATCCAATAACAATGGAGATGATATATGAGGATTTAGTAGATTCTTTTTTATAAAGTTAAAATCTTTTGAATGAATACATGGGTTTAGAAATATACTACAGATTGGTTGGATTAACGTATCAGGACACCTACCGATATAATCACGAAGGAAGTTTACGAACTCCATATTATATAAATAGAAAAAATAATATTTATATGATATATATGAGATTAGGGAATAATGAAAATCAAAAGTTTATGGGTGACCGCAATGATAATTATAGCACACCAAAGGAGGCGTGGGAACTCGTAATCAGACATATAGATACGACAGATAAAAAAGTGTGGTGTCCGTTTTATAATGAAGGTTTAGCAGAAAAGTTGTTAAAAGAGTTGTCTGTAGAATGTATCCATAATGATAAGGATTTTTTTGAAGAAGAACCCGATTTTGACTACATAATTGATAATCCGCCATATACTATCAAACAAAAGATATTTGAAAGGTGTGTAAAGTTAGATAAACCATTTGCCTTACTTGTTCCTATAGATACATTAGAAAGGAAATATATGAATAAATTATTTAAGAGTAAAGATTTGTCTCTAATTATTCCTATCAAGAGATATAATTTTATAAATGGAGACAAAAAAACTACACCACCTTTTAAAACCATTTGGGTATGTTATGGATTTAATTTAGATAAACAGATTATATTTGAAGAATAATATTGCTATAAGATAATGACTGAAGAAGAAACCACCTCTACATGGACACCAGATATTATATCTATTTTAGAAAAAATAAGAATTAATAGCGTCAACTTTTCACAGCATCATAAGAAGAAATATTTTTTCTATAAGCAATTATCTAAATATTTCCGTATTCCGACTATATGCTTATCAGCAATTGCATCTGTTGGTTCAGTTGGACTTCAATCATATATAGAACAATCACATATATCAGCGTTAGTATGCTTCTTATCATTATCTGTTGGAGTGCTTAATTCTATAGAATTATATTTGAAGATTACAGATAATATTGAGAATGAATTAAATAATAGTAAAGCGTATTATAGTCTTGCTATTGATATTGAGAAGACACGAACACTTACAGCAAAGAACCGACAAATCAACGCAATTAAATACCTTGATTCAAAGTATTCCACTTTTCAAAAACTTACCGAACAGAGTAATCCAATGTCTAAAATGACGGATGTGTTAGCAATTGTTCCACAGGTTAAAAGCAGTATATTTAACAGAAGCAAATCCAATAAAACAAATGATACTAAAAGTAAAGATGATAATTCAATTGATTCAAATGAAGTAAATATAGATAATTATTTAGAGACAAATGGAGTTTAAAGGAACCTTTATACTTTTAATTAGAATGCAAGAATATTTACGAATTGCTTATATTAAATACAAACAAAAGACCTGTATCCATGATTATCTGCAACTATGTATTGTAAAACCAAAATATACAAAGAATAGATCCTATAGAGAAATATATTACTCACAAAGATATAACATTGGTATTCATTCTAAAGATTATATATTAGAGACAATAAATATGCTAAAAAAACATTACCAAGTAGATAAGGTTATTTTATCTTCAACAAAGAAATATCCAACAGAAGTAAATGATTACTTTAAAGGTATATGTCTCTAAAACTAAATCAAAAAACTAACAAAAAACTAAATCAAACTTAAAACTAAATCAAAAAACTAATAAGATTTTGATTTAGTTTTGATATAATTGTCCTTTTTATTGTCCTTTTTAAGAATATTTAGGAATAAAAACCAAGGATTATAAACAGAGTAATCCATTAAATATCCAATCCTTATAATTTTCCAATCCAAGAATTGAGAATTACCTATGTTTTTTATTTTACTAATGTCCTTTATTTTTTTATAGTAATAATATTTAATAAAGTATAGTATAGTAATGTATCTGTTAAAGGTAAGAGAAGTAATGTTGTTATAACACTTTTTAATTATTGTCCCTATATTTATATAATCCATATATTTAGGACAAAAAAAGGACTTAAATATTATCTTTAGTATATATATAATGGTAGAATATACATGTATATGTTGCAACTACATAACAACTCATAAAACAAAATATGATAGACATCTTCAAACCAAAAAGCATAAGGATAATGAAAGAGAGCAAGGCATTAGGGAAGTTTCTTTGGAAGAAAAACTGATTGAAGCGAATAAACTAATCAAAGACTTACAAGCAAAGAATAAGGAACTATCAGAGATTAATATGTCTAATCAAAAGACCATCAAAACATTACAAGATCAAGTCAAGAAACAAGATAAGGAAGATGCTGATAATAAACCAACACCAGTATCAAAGTTTGGTGATTCATTTATTAAAGATTTTATATATCCAAATACAATCAAGGCATTTAATGAAGTTGATAATGAGATAGAAGATATACTAACCTATAATTATCATAATATTCGTAAAAATATTCCTATGTTTAAGGTCTATTTAGAATGTAGAATAGAAAGTAGTTTAGATCCATTTAATACATTTATAAAGAAACATATTAAACCAAAGGATTATAAAATAGACGATGATGGAGAATTAGTATTCTATAATGAGAGTGGAGATGAAACAAATATGAGTGATTTTTCTATAACTATATTGAGACGGACAATTGCTAAACAGATTATAGAATGCGATAATCTATATAAAGAGTATCTAAATGAATACCGAAGAAAAGACCAAAATAAACACGATATGTTATTAGAGCATATATCAAGTGAAATAGATTATGAAATATTTGATAGTATATTAACAAATGATAATAAGACTATTACTAAAAGAGCATTTGAAGATGCATTGCAAAGTTAATCTTTTTTGAATGGGCGGAACTCGCCATCAGTTTTTTTTAATGGAGGTATTCTTTCATCAAGAACAGCGTTCTCATGTTTAGAAGATTCAGCTAATATTTTATACATTTCATCAGGCAGTCCAGGTGTAGTCATTCTATAGTAATCTTCATCATATATCTTATAATTAAGAGCGTCCCAGTCTACATTATCTATTTCAGACACTCCGTCTTCTGTGAATTGTAGCAAGGATTTAAATTGTTCGTGTAATTCATCGGCAGTCATTTCAATCCAATTGCCTTTATCTTCGTCTGTGATTTCATTAATATATTTAACTTTTTCCTTACCATAATTAAAAAACTTTTCTTCAACTTCTTTAGGACATTCGTTGTTAGATATATCTTCTTCTAATATAATTTTCATTATATATTATATTAGAAAAAAAAAATATATTTATATACTATAATATGGATAAAATAAGCGATTCAGAATCATCAAGCGAGGACGAACCACTACAAGTTGAGAGCAAAATTGAAAAACCAAAAAGAGTATATAACCGTAAACCTATGACGGAAGAGCAAAAACAGGCATTCAAGGATCGTATGGCTAAAGCAAGAAGTTCTAAAAGAAAAAAGTTAAGTGATAATGACCCGCATAAACTATATCTTGAAAATAAACCTAAACCTATTGTAGAACAACCAAAAATTGAACCAGTTGCTCCTAAAATTGAAACAAAAGATTCTAAAGATGAACTTCTAATAAAAATGATGGAGAAGTTGTTAGAACAACCTGTAAAAAAGGAAAGGAAACCAAGAGCAAAGAAGGTAACAGAACCAAAAGAAAAAAAAACCAAACCAAAACCAGAGCAAGTCTTCGTAAACCCACCTGTTCCTAAAATGCCTTCTATAATGTTCGTATAACATAATTATATATATACTTTATCTTAATTATATATATATGAGCTTACAAATTAAGGAGCAAAATAATGATAAAATAATGATTCATAATTCAGCAAATAATTTAGACAAAGAATTATCACCAGATATTCCAGACCCATTACCAAATTACTCTGGTTTTGCTATGGTAATCTCTGGACCAAGTGGAAGTGGTAAAACAACCTCTTTATATAGTATGATGACTAAAAGAAAAAATAAAGGAGTTCGTCAATCCTATAGAAAAGTTTTTGATAAGATTTATATAGTAAGTCCAACAATGGCGAATAGCAGTATGAAGAGCGACCCATTCAAAGATATAAATAAAAAACAAGTCTATAGAAGTCTTACTTTAGATCATTTAGAAGAATTAGAAGAACAGATCCAAGACAACAGAGAAGAAGGATTAAATAGTGTTGTTATATTAGATGATGTAGGTAGTCAGTTGAAGAAATCAGCAGCAGTAGAAAAAAAACTTACGCAAATGATACAGAACCGACGACATGATTACACTTCTTATTTTATATTAATACAAAAGTTTAGAGATTTACAAACAGGAGTAAGGAATAATATGTCTCACTTTTTATTTTTTAAACCTAAAACTATGCCTGAAAGAGAAGCAATCAGTAATGAGTTATTTCCTTTTAAAAAGGCAAAGTTTGATGAATTGTTTAATTATGTATTTGAGAATAATGATAGTCATAGTTTTATGTTTGTGGATATGAGCTTAAAGAAGACGAATAAGTTTATCTTTCATAATAAGTTCAATCCTTTAGAAATAACAGATAATGAAACTGGAATAGTAAATTAATATTTGTCTCATTATATAATATATGGTAGTTAAAAGTGCTTCAAAAACATCTTTGAATAATAAGGTAAGCCAGATTGTAAATGTACGGATTGGAGACACTCCTAAAAAAAAAAGAAACGCAAACGCCGTGTAAAAAAAGTATCTACAACTTTAGGTCAAGGTTCAATCGCTCCATTATTTGCTCCAAGAGTTATATATGCTACACCTGACCAATCACAAATAGAGCAACAAAAGTTTCAAACAAAAGAGTTAGAATCCATGTTAAAACTAACCCAAGGAGAATTGACCAATGTTAAACAACAACTTTTAGAATATAAACCAGCACCACCTGTAATCAAAGATGTACCAAAAGAATCATTAGAAGATGCTAAATCAACTATAACTGGTAAATCATTTGATTTTAGTGATGTTCCAACAATTCCAGAAAAGACAATTCCAGAAAAAAAAATACCTCCTCCTGTTCCTATGAGAAGGTCAACTTCTGCTCCATCTGTAAAAACTGAAGAAAAGAAAGAACCATTACTTGAACCATTACCAAAGCCATCAATAGCAGAAAGTATACAATCGCAAGATTTAGGTGGGTTTAAAACAGCAGTTGTACAAAAACCTAAAACTGAAAATGTAAGAACCTTAAATATGACTGCCTTAAAAAAGAAAGGTCAACAATTAGGTATAGCAGGTGCAAATAGTGGTAAATATAGTAAAAAAAATAGAGAATTATTAGAAACTCTTATATTAGATAAAATGAAACAAACAACTTTTACTAAACAAGATTTATAATCTTATCATATATATATGTTCTCTAAACCAAGGATAAATATATATGTCTCAAAATATAATAATCAGTTTGGAATATTTATAAATGACCCTTATTATTTATCTTTAAGACATTATATTCCTCCACATTTTTTAAGAGACAAAAGTGATATTGAGTGTTGTAAGATTATTATTAATACTTTAGAACATAGGAACGGAACAAGAATATCTAATGATCCATATATAATACAAGTAAATAACTATTATGAGGAATACTTCTCTTAAATACATAACCTTATGAAAATATAATAATTTCATATATAAATGAGTTTTAACGTAAGCGTCGATGGAACAACAACGCAAGACATTAACTTTAAATATACTACAACAGATGTCGTCGCAAACAATGCAACGTTTGATAATATCACAGCAACGAATGGAACCATATCAAATCTTACATTCAATACATTCTCGCCAAGCAATATCAATACAACAAACTTAATAGCAAGTGATATAACTACTGATAATATAAATGCTACAACAGGTAGTATAACTACTTTAACATCTACAAATGCAAACATATCAAACGCAACTATAACTGGCGGTTCGGCTACATTATCAAGTGGAAATATCACAACCGCAACTATAGGGACAGCGAACATAACAAATTCAAACAATACTGGGACAATTACATTAAATTATAACACAGGAGATAATACTATATTTAATGAGGTAGGTAATGGTAATCTACATGTTAGATCGGCAGATGATAATATTGTTCTAGAACCAAATAATAACGATGATAATAATGGTAGAGTAGATATTGATGGGGATTGCATTGTAGAACATGATTTATTTGT